AAAATTTAATAGTACAAGGTTCTTCATCAATTCAAAATATTAGTTCTTCTACATTAAACATTGGAACTAATTTAATTACAGTTAATACTTTAAATCCAGGGACACGATTTGGTGGATTAGCAGTAATAGATAGTGGTTCATCACCATTGATTTCGGGTTCAATTTTATTTGATTCAATTAATGACCAGTGGATATTTGTTCACCAAATAGTATCTGGCGCAGCAACCACATCATCGGTTTTCTTAATGGGACCTCAAACTTATAATTCTTTAGGTTCTGAAGCTTATCCTACAACAAACAGAGTAGTAAAGTCGATTAATTCCGAACATATTGGTGATTCAAATATTACCGATAATGGTACATTAATTACATTAGGTTCAAATACTTCGGTAACAGGTACATTAGTAGCAACCGGAACTTCATTAGTTTCCGCTTCAGCACAAATAACCTTATCTTCAACAACCGGATATTCAACATTTAGTTCATCGGTAGCAACTACAATTTCTAACTTAGGTGGTACTTACGCAACTGATGCAGAATTATCCACAGTATCTGGAGCATTTGCTACAACAATAGGTAACTTAGATAATACATACGCAACCGATGCTAGTGTAACATCTGTATCCGGCGCATTTGCTACAACGATTTCAAATTTAGGAAGTACTTACGCAACTGATGCAGAATTATCAGCAGTATCTTCTGCGGTAGCAACTACAATAGGAAACTTAAATTCAACTTACGCAACTGATGCAGAATTATCAGCAGTATCATCAGCAGTAGCAACGAGAGATGCAGGACAAGATACAACAATATCAACTCTATCTTCTTCAGTAGCAAGTAGATTAGGAACATTAGAAACAAAAGATATAACAATCACATTGACTGGTGATGTTACAGGTACAGGAACAATTACCGATTTAAGTAACGTTTCATTCGCAACAACTGTAGCAGCAAATTCAGTAGCATTAGGAACTGATACAACGGGTGATTATGTATCATCTTTAGTAGCAGGTACTAACATTACACTTTCTAATAATACAGGCGAAGGAGCAACTCCAACAATTGGATTAACAAATAATACAATTTCAGGTATTGCTTTAGGTTCTAACTTAGCAACCTTAACAATTGGTACGGGATTAAGTGGTACATCATATAATGGTTCTACCGGAGTAACAATTGCAAACACCGGTGTAACTTCAAACGTTGCAGGAACGGGTGTAACTGTAAGTGCAGGAACTGGAGCAGTAACAATCTCAATCGGACAAGCAGTAGCAACATCTGATAACGTAAGATTTAACTCATTAGGTATAGGAATGGCAGCATCCGCTACCGCTGGTAGAATTGATGCATCAAATGATATCGTTGCGTTCTCATCTTCGGATATTCGTTTTAAAGAAAACATTACTCCAATTGAAAACGCATTAGAAAAGATTTCTAAAATTAGTGGTAACACTTACGATTGGAAAGAAGAGAATAAAGCTGAGCACGGATACGAAGGAAATGATGTGGGTGTAATTGCACAAGAAATTGAAGCAGTATTACCACAATTAGTTCAGACAAGAGAAAGTGGATACAAAGCAGTTAAATACGATAAATTAGTAGCATTATTAATTGAAGGTATTAAAGAACAACAAACACAAATTCATTCTTTAACTTTAGAAATCGAAAAGTTAAAAGAATCAAAAGGTTTATAATTAATGTATGATGTTTATTACACCACCGCTGGAGGCCCTTGGTTCAACAGCGGTGCTGATATATGGGTAACCGAATGGATAAAAGAAGTGGCACCGCATTTAGATGTGAAGCCACTTCTACTTTTCCATAGACATAAGCCCGATAATTATGAACAATTTCCAATCGATATTGACCACATGTGGGAAACATCGGAAGATGAGATAATAAAAATATTAGATGGTGCTAGAAGGATACATATATTGCATGGGCATTATACTCCAACCAGAGCTATTCATCAAAATTTGGAAAAAATTGATTCGATTATATTTCATAACCTAACAAAAGTGTCGTTAATAGCTCAACAACAAAAAGATGAGTATTTACATTGGTATGGTAATTGGGAATATGAATCGGAATTAATTGATAAAATAAAAAATAAGATTTGGATAGGATTGTATCATTTTCCATATAAAACTGAAAATTTATACCACATTCCAAATACTTACGAATTTAAAATAAATAATGAGTTATCTCATTCTACCAAAATTGGATTTGCAGCAAGAGCTGAAGGTAGAAAAAATGTTGAATACATTGATGGATTAGAAAGTTATATTTCTACAAATTCAGAAACATTCAACAAATATTATAAAAAGAAATATGGATACAAATTTGAAAAATCAAAAGTTTACAAATTTGATTACAAATATAAAGAAAGGTTCTACGGACTTGATTGGGGAGTATCTCATTCTTGCTTTGAATCTGAACCATTTGGATACGGAATATTTGAAGCAGTGGATTGGGGAAAACTTCCAATACTACATGAAAAATGGCACGTACCACTTGATTATAAATACAAAGCGATTGACAAGGAAACATTTAAGCAGACCTACGAAACGATTTGTAAAGATGATTACGAAACCCGTAAAAACGAGTTTCAAAAACTAAAAGATTGGATGGAAAATCATTTTGGAAAAAAAGATGTATGGAAAGAAAAACTTTTAGATATTTATAACGGAGAATAATACATAATAAGATGCCAAGAACCAATTTATCATTAGGTAATTTATATAGAGCAGTAAGCGGCTCGGTTAGACCGGGAGCAGTTTCGTTGGGAGGATTAGCAGGTAACCCAACTAATACCAGTATGTTATCTTTCGCTATCGATTCGGTGAGTACAAATTTGCCAACATTTACATATATAGTAGAATCTACAGATGAAACCGCTACATTTGGTTTTACCAGTGCTGGAACATTACACACATCAAAAGTTGCAATAGTAGCTAATAATTATACTTGTTCATTTGATAACGCAAACTTTACTGTACCATCATCTACATTAGGTGCTTCGCCATCGTTTACAGTCAGACCGGCTGCAATTGGAGCATCATCATATTCAGATGCTCAATCTGAATTGACAATGAAATATGAAGATGGTTACAACTTAAATGCTTCGAATTATGGTGTAGCATCTACGAAAATTTTATACGCAGTAGATGTTTATAATACAATTAACCAACCTGATTTTTGTTTATTATTTGGAACTAAAGCTATAAAATCCGATGGTAGTGAAATAAATGTTGAAGATTTACAAATTGGAGATAGTATCAAAGCATGGGTGCCAGTTAATTTACCAGATGAAACTTTGAATTCGGAAAGTGAACAAATAGAATGGAGATTTCATATGCTTGAAGAAAATGCCGGAGAAGTACAAAATGTATTGGTATCGGATTTAGTATTCAACTTTGCAAGTGGCTATTTTTCAATCAATAATGGTTTAATAAAAGCAACCGGAACTCACCCTCTTTGGGTATTTGATAATGAAGTTCAAAAATATAAATTCAAATTAGTTGAAGATGTTTTACCTGGAGATAAATTGGTAAAATACGATATTACTGATGGTATTGTTGAAATAGAGGTAACAAATATAGAAATTTTAGAAGAAGATGTTGAAATTGTAACTATAAATGTAGAGCAATCAGACGTTTATATTTCAAATGGATTAATTTCTCACAATAAAGGAACATCCACACAACCATACATCCCATCAACGGGATTAAGAATGTATGTAGACCCATCAAAAGCTCAATCATTTCCATCACAAACATTACCTTCAACAGGTACACCAATTGTCGATTGGTTGGACTTGAGTGGTTGGGGGACTGGTATTAGACCAAGAGCACAAGCTCCATTGGCAGCCGGTTCAAACCCTTCATACAATGCAGGAGGAACTAGAAAAGAAAAGTATTACGCATTTAATGGTACTGACCAAACTTTTTATAAAGATTCATCATCTAATATCAATGGTGGTATATCTCAATTCAATGTAACGGCTGGTACATTACATATGTGGATTAGACCTACAACAACTTTAGGAACATCGACTAGAAGATTATTTGACTATAACGGATTTTATGGTATGGCCGTAGAATCAACCGATAACTCAACTTTGAATAGATTAAAATTCTATTCATCAACATTGGGAGATTCGGCACAAGTAATAACATCTCTTTCTTCAAATGTATGGTATTTGGTATCAGTAGCATTTGGAAGTGGAACTGCACCACAATTTTATGTTGATGGCGTAGCAGTTGGTTCATTAAGTGCATCGGCAACAATAACGGCACCTGCCTCATCTGATTATGTAGTAATCGGTGGAAATGATGGATTTACATCGTTTTGGAATGGACAAATCGGGCCTGTATTGTTTTACAACATTAAACAAACTTTAGCACAAGTTGACCAAGTTTATGATTATTTCTCACCAACATATAAATAATTTTATTTTGTTGTTTTGGAATAAAACATTATATTTATAGTAGACATTAAAAATTAAATAAGCATAAAATGGCAGAAAAATTAGTATCACCAGGAGTTTTCACAAAAGAGAACGACTTATCATTTTTACAACAAGGTGTAGCAGAAATAGGGGCGGCATTCGTTGGTCCATTCTTAGAAGGACCATTAGTTCCAACAATTGTTAATTCTCAATCAGATTTAGAAACATGGTTTGGTAAAGCCGATGGAACATATTACACACCATTAGCAGCTCAAAGTTATTTGAGAGAAGCAGGTAGTGCAACTATTTGTAGAGTAGCAGGTGTAGGTGGATATATAGAAACAGCTCCATTGTTGTTAACTGTACAATCAGGTTCAGTAACGCAATCAGTAGGTATTTTATTCAATGGCGAATTATCATCTAACGCTGGTTTCGCAGGTACAACTTTAGATACCGATGATGAAGGAGATTTCTTATTATCAGGTTCTAACGCTGGTTTATTATCAGCATCTTTAGACGTAGAAGATACAAATGATATTGAAGCAGTATTTGGAACATCTCCATTTGGTTCTAAAAAACCTTATGTATATGGATTCTTTAAAAATACATCAATCACTTTTGATGCAAATGCAAGTTCATCTATAACTGTATTGGGTAACCAATCATTCGCATTTGATGCACAAGAAGCATTAACTCCATCTATCAAATCACAACAAATTAGTGGTGAAAGATATGACCTTTTCCAAATTGAAACAATCGGAGCAGGTAATGCAGCAAACAACAAAATTAAAATAGGTATTTCAAATATCAAAGCAGCTGGTAGTGTAAATGGTACTGATTATGGTACATTTACTGTCGTTGTTAGAGATTTTGCTGATACAAATAAGAAAAAGAATGTATTAGAAACTTATTCAAATGTAAACTTAGACCCTAATTCTCCGAACTACATTAGTAGAGTAATTGGTGATAGAAAATTATCTATCAACTCTGAAGGTAAAATTAGTGAAAGTGGTGACTGGGTTAATAATTCAAAATATATTAGAATTCAGTACTTAAATACATCGGCTCCCGTACAAGCAGTACCATTCGGACATGCTAAGTATTCTTTACCAGTTTCTGCATCAGCAGCTATTGGAGCATTAATTCCATCAGTAACATTTATAACCGCATCGGCAACACAATATGGTGGTATTGATTTGGATAACAATACTGATAACGCAATCTACTTAAAACCAATTCCAACAGGAGCAGGTGTGGGTTCTAATTCAGTATTTGGATTGGATGCAGCAAATGGTGGTACATTATCAGTAGGTTCTTCTTTAGCACAATTCGTTGTAGCATTCCAAGAAGGGTTTGATGGTAAATCACCAGCAACACCAATTTATAAAGGTTCTGATATTGTATCAGGAAACTCACAAGGTTTTGATTTAACAACCTCATTATCTTCAGGTTCGGTAGCATACGCTAAACACATCGCAGCATTATCTAATGCAGATGAATTTGATATCAATATGGTTGTAACTCCAGGTGTTATTAGAAGATTACATACTTCAGTAGTAACTTCGGTATTAGATATGGTTGAAGAAAGAAATGATTGTTTCTATATTATGGATTCAACAGCAGTAAATGATGCAGTATCATTGGTAACTACACAGGCAGGCGATGTTGATTCAAATATGGCAGCAACTTACTATCCTTGGATTAAAACAATTGATGTTAACACAAACAAATTAATTTCAGTTCCACCTTCAGTATTATTACCTGGCGTATTCGCAGCAAACGATAGAGTAGCAGCTGAGTGGTTCGCACCAGCCGGTTTGAATAGAGGTGGTTTGACGGGAGCAGTTAGTGTATTGAATAGATTAACTCAAACTGAAAAAGATACATTATACGAAGCTAAAGTAAACCCAATCGTTCAGTTCCCTGGACAAGGTATCGTA